TCTTCTGCCATCTCCAATGTAATGTATAGAACATTAAGACCTTGAAGTAAGGCAGCAGCAGCACAGTGACACATGAATAGTGACTTACCAACACCTGTACCAGCAAGTGCAATATTTAATGTTTTGTTAGGCAGACCACCCTTTGTAATTTTATTGAAGAGCGAAAGATCAAATGGAACTTTATCTTCTTTTCTGTGATAGAAGTCATATCGTTCTTGTGCATCAGAAACATAATCATGTCCTACATGTTGATCGAATGATACCCCAAGTGCTTCCGAAAGAATAGAAGGAATAGCACCCTTATCTTTCTTGGTATCTTGCCCGTCAGCAATCTTGACACTCTCCATAAGAGATAGGTAGATCGCACGCTCTTGACACCACTTTTCTGTAGTATCAACGAGCCAATCGTGGTCTGCGGGATCATCGGAAAGGACATTTAATACTTGAATAACTTCTTTAAACTGATCCTCAGTAAGATCAGTTCGTTCCTGACATTCTATACCAATTGCGTTCAGACTGGGACACGCATCATATTGACTAATGTATTCATGAATCTCTAAAAAGATAATCTTATATTCTCTTGCTTGAAAATATTCCGATTTGATGAAAGGCAATACCTTTCGCATATATTGTTCATTGTAAACAAGATTACTGAGAATAGTTACTTCTAGATTCATAGGTATTGTAGGTAAGTTCCGAGAATATACTTAGTACCTTCTAGTACAGGTCTTCCAGCATGACGATACATCCAAGTAGGTGGGAAGATCAATATTCTAGCACGTTTTGGTTCAACAGAATATGAAATTTTTGGAAAATCTGTAGTGCCTCCTGCCTCCACATCATTTAAGTATAAAAAACATACTAGAAATCTACGAGCAGAATTATAATCACCAACATCAGTATGATCTGAAAACTGATCTTCAGTTTTTTCTCGATACTTCTTTATACGATACTCTTCAAAAACATACTTACTAGGAAAATCAGGACCTAAATCCAACTCATCCATATACTTACTAACATATTCAATAAACAATGCCTGCACTTCTTTTTGAGCAGACATCCAAGTTAGATTTTTATTCATATATTCCTGAGATATATTCATCTCAGTGAAAGTGGGTCTACCCTTTCTATTGATGAAAGAATGCTTACTAGTATCACTATTAAAAGACTCTACAATCTCATCACAAAGTCGTTCATCACAGACATTATCATAGACTTTTATATAATCAGTAAGTCTTTCACATGGTTTTACAAAATCTCCTAAAGTTTTCTGTAGAGGATTATTAATTACCATAACGAAACTCCTTTGCTGCTGCTTCATCCAATGCCTGCATCACCTCGGCAGTAAAATAGGTATCAGGGTCTTTCAAGATTGCCTTAGCATAGACTTTCTTACCATCCATTTCGTAACGACCAGCAACGTTTTTCCACATCCCTGCCCTCTCGCCAAGTTCTAACAGTCCATAGTATCTGTCAAGACCACGATCATAGTATAGACGTGTCTCAATCTGACTATTCTCTTTGGTCAGACGTGACTTCTGTGCTTTGCATTTGATAATGTTACCAACAACATCTGTGCCATCCTTCTCTTTCTTCTTAGACAGATAGATGATTGTAGAAGATGCATACTTGAGACCACTACCACCACCCATTTCTTTCATGGGGACATAGGATCCGATCACATCATAGGTATGATTGGTGACCAGCATAGGCACGTTTGCCTTCCCTAGTTTGAGTGTGAGCACCCTGAAGGCACCTTTAATCAACTGACTCTTAGTCATATCCCTGACCTGCTTATCTGCTGCTACATCAGCAATCTCCTTCTCTGTAGAAAGCATACCTAGAGAGTCTAGTACGAACATCAATGGTTTACGATCTGCCTCATCCTGCTCCATATACTTGTCAAGAATGCGACAAGACTGAGTACGAAACTGCTCGATGGTAGCAACAGGAACGATCATCATACGATCAGATGCAATACCACGATCCTCAATCATCTGCCTAGAGATAGCAGACTCAGACTCAAAGTAAATTACTCCAGCATCGGGATTACTGTCAAGGAAATGTTGGACAATACCAAGACAAAAGAAAGTCTTGCCAGTAGAAGACTCGCCAGCGATAGCGGTGATCTTATTTGATGGAACACCTCCATAGATTGAACCACTAACCAAAGCATTGAAAATGTAACTACCAGTATCAATGAAATCAGAAGTGTCTCCTGCTGCGATGCCATCACTGACAAGTCCTGCATACTCATTACCAATTTCCTTTGCTACATCCTTTAAAAAATTCACCCGTTGACCTCTAATAATGTTGTAATATGTTGAGAACGTTTCATGGCACGTTCAAACCATTTAGCATCTTTTAAATCATCAAAAAGTTTTTCTTCTCTAGATGCACCAGCACCGAATGCTTTTTGATATGTAACCATAAATTTTTTGCTCATCCGAATAGGAACTCCAGCGATGGTACTTTTTCTGCCTGCCAACCAATTGTATCCATTATAACTTTGATGGGATCAAGGAACGACTTTGAGAATTGTAAGTCATAGTCCACTTGTTTGTCAAGTCCAAACTCCCTCGGGAATGTACCCAGATAACTGATTACATTCTCGTTGATTTTGTTAGGGGTTTTCAGATAGACAAACTTGACCTTTTCTCCCTCCTGAATCAGAGGATACTTATGTGTAAGTTTATTCTTCTTATTATAGAAGTTGTATAACAATGCGCCACGCACATGAATAGGAGTGCCTTTACTGTATATCGATTGGGGGTGCGACCACTTATTTAGATTGTTGCATCCCCTAGGAAAAGAAATATCCTCAACTGGTAATGAAGAAAACTGATCTCTAAACCCTGAAATAAATGCCTGAGCATCTACCTCATCTTTGTTCATGATGACGATCATACATTCCCTAATTGCAGTGCGACATGCAGCAGGAGTAGAGGACTTAACTGCTTCCAAACCCATGATTTTTAGTTTAGGTTTCTCATAACGAACGCCCTCACTATCCCACACATTAAGGATATATCTTTTCTTAGCAGTCCAGATACCTTTATTGGCAATGTTCTCTCGCTTCATAACCATCTTCTGGTCATAAGCACCAACGTAATCTGCCAGTTCTTGATATGATTTTTCAATAAACGGTTCTATTCTTTCTTTACATGCGGAGTCAAGGAAGTTGACAATCCTCTCTGTACGAACATCCTGTGAAGGAAATACAGAACGCACAAGTAAGTCAAGACAGATGTAAATGCTATCAGTATCAGAGGCAATAACATAATCGTGATCCTTTGTTTTCAGTAACTTGTTTAGGTAAGTATTTACCTTGCTCTCAATCCACCTAATCGAGACTTGCCCCGAGAGAGTAATTGCCTCAGCATTTGCCAAATTGTAGTATCTGAAGTATTGGTTTCCGATGGCACCATAGGCAGAGTTGAGTTGGATTTTTCTTGCCATTTGGATATTGTTGAATTTGGAAATATCCTTTTGTAATGATGTGGTCTCTGCAGGTGTGGTGGCATGTTCAAGAGCTTGCTTAGACTTAAGCATTCTCTTCTTGTATATGGTCCGTTCATCATAGATTTTTTGCATCATTTCTGGTAGGAACCCAAGTATATCTTTACGGTACTGAGCACCGTTAGCACATACACAATACTTCCCATCAATATCTAGTTCTTGACTAAGTATCTTATCAACAGTTGCCGCTGGGTGCCTCGATTCCATGAGGGTCTCTGGGGAGATGTTGTACTGCATAATGAGATGAGGGTAAAGAGAGTTAAGATCAAAACTGACAACCCAATCATACTTTCCTGGAATCGGTTCCTTAACATAGGCTCCTGCATATTTTTCATCTTTCTTTTCACCCTTTTTTTGAGGAACAACTATGTTTTTATCACTAAGATAATTATAGATCATAGTATCCCACATACGAACCTGTGAGTATACATCTTCAAAGTTTACTTTTGCATCGTAACTCATTGTAATTGCGAGTTCTAGCAACTTCATTTTGTCTTCCAGTCGGTCGATTAGTTCAACGTCTTGGATGTTGTACTCCATAAACTTCTGCCAATCACTGGTATAGAAGTCCTTGAAGTTCTCATATTCTGAGTGATCAAGTTTTCTTTGACCGAGTTCCACAAAAGCGATATGGTCAAGTCGGTATGACTCTTGATTTGTATATGTAAACTTACGATAAAGATCAAGATAGTCAAGAATATTGACACCAGAGATGTCGTAAGCATAATTCTTACGTCCCATAACATAGACTTCTCTCTCATTGGCACGATTCCAAGGAGATAAACTCTTCATCCATTTCTCACCAAGCACACGATTTATTCTACGAGCAATATATGGAACGTCATACAGATTAACATTCCAACCCGTCAAGATATCAGGAGTATTTTGCACCCACCATCCAATAAAATGGTTTAGCATTTCTTGTTCTGTCCAGAAGATATGTGTTTCAACTCCTTCTGGTGCTTCAAACTCACGAGTTGCCCAACAGTAATACTGTTTAGTAACCATATCTTTAATGGTGATTGACAGCATTTGTTCTGCTGCTTCTTCTACATTAGGGAATCCGTTCTCACATTGGACCTCAATATCCAATGCATAGATCTTCATCTGATTAATACTATAGTCAACTTCATCAGGAAATTCTTGAGCAATGAACTGATATACAAATCGTTCATACCCATGAACTTTGAATCCTTCAATGCCTTCATACTTTTTTATAAACTCTCGTGCTTCGCGAGCAGATTCAAACTTTACAGGACGAACAGAATCACCCTCAAGAGTTTTGTACTTTTCTTCTTTATTTGAACTGACAAATAATGTTGGACTAAAATGGGCACGAGATTGAACTTGCCGCCCATTCTCATACCCACGATAACAAATTACATTTCCTGCAAGTTGCACATTTGTGTAGAACCTACTCATTCGCCGCTTCGTACTCCGTTGCAATTTGCTCTGATGGATCCACTATAGTCAAAACTGACTCGGATGTCAAGAACAAATCACGCTGTGAAGCAAATGCGGGGAAGGGTGACAATTTCCCTTCAGGAGAAATGCTAAAACATTTCTCAACTAAGATTGCAGGTTCTTCATCAAGTTCGGTCACTTGACCAATTAAATATTCACTCCTGTTTGTCATCAGAAGAATCTTCAGATTCGATTCCATTTGCTGCTCCAACTAATTCGGTGTACTTTGAGACGACATCATCATGAGTTTCATATGCACTAATGATTTCATCATAACGAATGATAATTTTTTGATCTTTTGCAAGAGGTGCATACGGTTCCATCGTAAGTTCAGGATTGCTGATCTTATGAATGTTACCATCATCATCTTCGGCATTCATACCTTCAGAGATCCAAACCGAGTAGGGTTGAATCAATTGGTAACCAAGAATTTTTTCATCCCCTTCTTGACTAATCTCACGAATGTCACAAATGACATCCTCACCGTTTCTTGTTCTTACGACCCTTACGCTCATAATTCCTCCTTTCAATTTCAATGATTGATTCTTTAATAATGTCTTTTAGGATTTTATCCTCCGAGACATTTTTTTCTTCTGCGATGGGTCTAACGTATCGCAGTAGTTCTTCAGTATATGATGCTGGAACCTCTACTGTCAAGAGGTCGGTATCACCATCATAATTATTAGGTTTTAAATTCAGATAAACATTCATAGTAACCTCAAACAAAAAGAGACCTTGCATAGCAATAGTCTCTTTGGTTGTAAATTATATAGGTTGGTTAGTAGTCCATGTTTCCACCATAACTGATACAGGTCTTTTTGTTTTCTGCTGATGATCTACACCACTGCCTCACATAACTATCTGCATCCTTAGTCATTGCAAAGTGTGCATGGTTATGAAGCATCCCTATTGTGATGAGCACACCAATAGTGATCAGATTATAGTGTGTCGCTGGATGGCACACTATCACTTTCAGGTAGTTGAGAATTTTGGATTTCATAAACCTTTAACTGCTGGTGCTCAGGGATGATCTTCCGTAATTCTACCACAAGTAATCCATTATTAAAACTGACTGTGCCAATTTCTACATCATCTGAAAGGTTAAATCCTCTAGCAAAAGTGCGAGTGGAGATACCTCTGTGTACATATTCCTCCTCACCTTTATTCTTTGGTGCAATCGATCTGATTAAAAGAACATTACTTTCAGTAGTAACTTCAATTTGCTCTGGTGCCCACCCTGCCAGTGCTAATTCAATTCTCCATTTAACATTAGATTCTTGAACAATATTATATGGAGGGTATGCTTCATTAACTCTTCCCATCCCGTAGGAATGTAGTCTGTAAAACAGATCATCAAATCCTACTGAGTATTTTTCTGCAGCATCTACCACTGCATTAAGATCTTTCGTCGTGAACTTTCTAAGTCCCGTCATTTGT